ATACGCCAGGTCATACACGGCCCGACGGCTGATGCCCAACTGGCGGCCCACGTCGCTTGCGGTGAGCAGCATGTCAGTGGATCCCGTGGTGTTGTTCGGTGGCCCGCACCAGCGCCACGCCCTTGTGATCGCGGGCCAGGGCGCGGGCCTTGAGCTCGGCCATGCGCTGCTGGCGCCGGTACAGCGGCTCCCAGCCGTCAGCCTTGAACAGCTCGCCCTGCGACGGTGAGAGCTGCAGGTATCTGTACCAGTTCTGGCCACGCTCCTTCTTGCGCCAGGCCGCGGGCAGCTCGTGGTCATCCATGGCGCGCATGGCGTCGGCCTTGCGCTGCAGCTCGGCGATCTGCGACTCGAGTGTGGTGATGTTCATGGGGTGTTCTCCTCCTGCTCAGCGAGCTTGCGGTCCAGCTCGGTGTTTTGCGCTTCTAGGCTGGCGCAATTGGGGCAGCGCGCCTCGTACTCATGCCAGTGCTTCTCGCAAACCACTCCGTACACAACCGCAGGGTTGCCCTCGCGGTCGGTCTCTGGCCACTCCGCAAGGATGCCGCCGTGCTGCGATGGGCAGCCGCACGACAGCCTCCACGTGGCCTCCTGCTCCGGCTGCTCCAGCGCGGCCTGCAACTCCCGCTCCGCATCACAGGGTTGCTGGCACCCGAGTTCACGGCGGTATCCGCGCAGGGACTTCATCGCCTGACGCGCAGCGTCTCGCAGGTCACTCATTGCTTCACCTCCACCCGCGACGGGCAGCGTTCGTCTTCGATCACCCACACCCCCATCCACACCTGGCGTGTGGCCTCGGGAGGCACCGGGCTGTTGCGCTCGTTACGGGCGCAGGTTTCGCACTCCAGCCGGCAGGGGTTGCCGGCGCAGCGGGCAAAGTCTTGGGCGCGGTAGGGGGTCATTTCGGTCCTCCCACATCTGCCCAGTGCGTCACGCCATCGACGATGCCGCCGCTGGCCGCATCGAACCAGGCGCCGGCTTCGTCGTCCCACCAGCCGCTGAACCACTCCCGGGTGTCGCGCCAGGCCAGCACGCTGATGTCGGCGTCGGGCTTGGTGGCCGCGGGGGTCCAGGTCAGGGTCTCGGTCATTGCATTGCCTCCCAGGCTTGGATGAAATCGATCAGCTCGGCCATCTCGGCCTTGCTCAGCCGGCTGGTGCGCTGGAACACCACGTCCACACCGTGGCCGTCCAGGGCGGGCACCACCACCAGCTGCTCGCCGCGGGTGCGCATCCACGCGGCCGTGAGCAGGCGCTTCCAGACCTCGGCCTCCCACTTCCTGCCGGCCCACTCCCTGGTCCTGGCGATGTCGGCCAGCGTGGCGTGCAGCAGCGCGTTCTGGCTGTTGTTGCGCCGCTCCTCCTCCACGCTCAGCGTGATGCGCTGGCCCTGCAGCAAGCGGGGCTTGAGCCAGCCCCACAGGCGCTGCAGCGTGACGTGGGCTTCCTGCGGGTTGTGCAGGGTGGTGGTGTGGGTCATGCCAAGTTCCTTGTGTGTGTCATGCGGTCACTCGTTGTGCCGTGCGCGCCAGCACCCAGGCCCACAGCGCGCCACCCGCCACCTTCGCCACAAACTGCAGCGCCACGATGTGCGGCATCAACGCACCGAAGGCGAGCGTCGGGAAAATCAGCGAATCCACTGCCGCACCGGCCACGTTCGACAAGTTGGCTCGCACCAGCCACGAACCGCGCAGCTGTGCGAAAGTGACCCAGTCCACCAACGCGGCGGCACTGAAGGCACAGGCACTGGCCACCGCAATCATCCCGGCAGCAGGGTTTAACGCGTAGGTCAGCAGCCCCGTGCATGCAATCAGCAATCCCATCTGCCAAACGCGCAGGCGAACGTGCAGCCAGTCGCGTAGCGCCAAGTCCAGGCCTATCAGCACAAACGCATTGACGGGCGAGACGGCCGGGCCAAAAGCTGCAACGCTCAGATTCGCCAGCGTCATCGCGGCGGCATAGATCACGATTGCAAGGATCAGCACAATTGCTCCTGTAGAGGCCGCTCAGTCCATTGAGTCGGCGGATTGATTGAGTCAATTCGGTGCGCCACACAGTCGGCGCACTTCCCGTAGTCCTTGAAGTTGCGTGCCACGTTTACGCTGTCTGCGCTCGCCAGCGGCCACGGGCCAGAGCCTTGCCCGAGCATCCGCAAGCCGTGCACCCACGGCAGCGGGCCACGCCGCGCCAGCGAGTTGAATGCTTCGTCCATACGTCGGCACCATGCGTCGGTGCCAATCTGCCAAAAATGTGCAGTCGAGCCAAAGCACACGCGCTCCCACTCATCGCACAGCTCTAGCAAGTAATCCACCGGCAAGCCCATGTGCCACACAGGCAGTCCTAAGCTACGCCTGAATGGCCACGTCTTCACCATGGCGCGCTGCTGCTCCACGGTGCCGTCAATCACGTCTGGAACCACAGCCCAATGCGGGTGCGCCAAGTGCGGTTCAATCCATGCATAGAACCCTGGAAGATCAAACGGGATGCCGCGCGTGTGCACGCTAAATGCTCCGTTGTCCAGCATCACCGATTGGCCAATGCGCAGGCACACATCCAAATCGCGTGGATCTGCTGCGCTCACGCAGAAGCATTTGCCACCCATCTTCAGTAGCTGTGCGCGTGGTGTCAGTGGTGTGCCGTGGTAATGAATCATTTCGCTTCGGATACCCAAGCACTCAGGCCGCCTCTAAGTTGCGGATGGTTTCGTTCAGCGCGTCCAGCTCATCCAGCTTGCGCACCGCCCAGGCGCGCTTCTGGCCGTGCCAGCCCATCACGGGGCCGCGGTGGCAACTCTCGCACAGGGCCACCGCGGTGAACTGCAGGCCCTGCTTGATGTGGTGCGCCTCGCTCGGGCCCGGGGCGCCGCACACACTGCACGGCAGCTCCTTGACCCGCGTTAGGTGGGCGCGCTCGCGGGGGTTGAGCCGGTTGTGCATGGCTACTTGATCGTCAGGCGGTCTTTGCGCACGATGTGGGCGCCTTCGACAGGCTCGCCGCGCAGGATCGCTTCCTTGATCAGCGTTTTGGACGGCTCCGGCGGCTTGGGCTTGGCGCACAACTCGGCAGGGAACTGAGCGCCCTCCTCGAGCACCACGGACTCATCGCGGTCGGGGTACAGCTTGGCGCTGAAGGTGCCGTCGGCGGCCTTGATTTCCTCGGTGCCGCTGGCCCGCATGTTGACCATGAGGTACGCCTTCAGGCTGGCGATGCGGTTCTCGGCGCTCTTGCGCTTGGCCGCCAGGTCAGCCTCGGCAGCCTTGAGCATGGTGATGGCCGCTTCCTGGTTCTTGCAATAAGCCACGACGGCCCGTTGCTTGTCGGCCAGCACGGTCACCGCTTGCTCAAAGCCCTCGGTGTTGATCTCGCCCGTGTCTGGGTCGACAAAGCGCTCCAGCTTGGCCAGCTCGGCAGCGTGGTACAGCGTGATGTTCATGGTGCACCTCAGAAGGGAATGTCCTCATCCTCGGGCGCTGCTTGCCGGGCCGGGGCGCGGGCCTGCCACGCCTCATCCTTCTGCCGCGCTGGCTTGGTGTCCTGCGGCTGGCTCTTCTTGGCCTCGCGGATCACGGCGGCCTGGAACTCATCTGAGCCCCAAGCGTGGCGCCAGTAGGTGCCGTCGTCCTTCTTCTGGGCGGGCCAGGAGATGAACTCACCCTTCTCGCCGCTCTTGATGCGGCAGCCCTTGATGGACAGGAACTCGGGCCTGTCGCCGTTGGCCAAGCCGACGTTGAACTGGTCGCCAAACCACTTGGTGGTGATCTTCATGCTGCTTCTTTCTCTGGTTGGTTGGCCTTGATCAAGGCACGGAGCTTGGATTCGGTCTTGAGCAGCGACCACACAAACACGCGCTGCTCGTTGCTCTCAAAGGTGGCGGGGTCGTACCAAATGCGGATGGCATCCAGGTCGCGCTCGTTGCGGTGGCAATCGATCATGTGCAACGCCACTTCGGTCATCTCGTTGCGCTCTTGCTCCTGCAGGGCGTCGGCGGCGCCGTCGGTGGCGCTGATGGGGCCGGTTTTCGGCGTCTTGACCTCGGCCTTGGGCTCAGGCTGGTCCTGCTCGGGCAGGTCCTCGCCGGCATAGATGTACAGGCCCAGCCCGTGCATGGCGATGGCCTTGGCCAAGCAGCGCATCACGGCGGTGTTGACCGCAAAAGCGTCGGGGTTCTTGAT